CCTCGTTCCAACCACTTTTCTCAAGGATTATTGCAAGTTGAAGAACCAAATCACCCAGCATGTCTTCGAAAACTACGAAAGACCTGCTAACTATGACTTTTTGGCCGATCTTACGAAGGTTTTGACAAAGATCCGCCGTCAAAAGGTCAACATTGACCAGTCTGCACTCAACAGGCTGCGTATTACGGACACCGGCAAGCACCTAAACGCTCGTCTGGGCTCTGTGACGCCCTATTGTCACTATCGCATCAACGGAACGGTCACCGGTCGTCTTGCTGGCGAGCCAAACACCTTCCCGATCATGACGTTGAACAAGGACTTTCGCCACATTGTCCAGCCAACCAACGACTGGTTCGTTGAACTGGACTTCAACGCTGCGGAACTGCGGACGCTAATGGCCCTGGGAGGCTCTACGCCACCCCTAGAAGACATCCACGAGTGGAATGCGCGCAATCTATTTAACAAGGGCACGACGCGCGGAGAGGCCAAACTGGGGCTGCTCTCGTGGCTCTACGATGAGAACAAAACAAATGAAAGGTTTGCGGCTGTTTATGATCGCGATGCTGTTCGCTCCAAGTTTTGGAACAACGGCGAGGTAAAGACGATCTTTGGCCGGACTATTCCTGCTGATCGTTCTCATGCGCTAAACTACATCGTCCAAAGCACCACTGCTGACCTTGTTCTCCGCCAGGCTATCAAGGTAAACAAGGCGATGGAGGGCTTGGAAAGTTTTATTGCTTTCATTATCCACGACAGCATTGTCCTTGACATGAAGGAAGGCGAGAGACATAAGATCCCAGAGTTGCTAAAGGTTTTCAGCGACACTGATCTCGGCAAGTTCCTTGTCAATGTCCGCGCCGGCTTTAACTTTGGCGAGATGAAGGAGATCAACCTGTGAACATCATTGGTCTTGGAAAGGCTGGCTGTGCTATTGCGGAGTGTTTCTCGAAATACCCGCAGTATAAAACTTTCTACATTGACCTTGACAGGCGAGGCGAGAACAACTATACTATAGAGAAGCAGCAAGGGCCAGAGCAGTATGAACAAAATGCACCTGACCTAAAGAAATTCCTTGACTCAGCCGAAGGAGCATGCTATATTGTTATAGGTGGCTCGGGAGACATCTCAGCAATGTCGCTCCGAGTGATGGAAGCGATAAGGGACAAAAAGAGGATAAGCGTCGTTTACATCCAGCCTGACCGTTCGCTCCTAAGCGAGCGTAAGAAGAGGCACGAGCGCGTAACATTTAATGTGCTCCAGCAATACGCAAGGTCAGGCGCGATAGAACGCATTTACCTTATTTCAAACAATGCAGTTGAGGCCGTTATCGGCGAAGTTCCGATAATCGGCTATTATGACAAGTTGAACGAGGTTATCGTTTCAACACTCCACATGATAAATGTGTGCAAGAACCAAGAACCAGTCATGGGCGGATTAGAAGAACCAGGAGAAACCCGCCGAATCTCAACAGTTGGGATTTATGACTTCGAAAAGGACGAAGAAAAGTTATTCTTTTCGCTTGACAACGCACGGGAAGCATGCTACATTTATTGTGTAGGGAACAAGAGGTTGCGAGAGGATGGCTCTTTACACAAGACCATCGTTTCACAAATGACAGGAAAGATCACCGATGAAACAAAGACAGTTTCCTATGGTGTTTTTCCTACTAACTACGAGACGGACTACGGATACCTTTTGATCCACAGTCCAATGATACAGAACCAGTAGGGCTGGGACATTTGCCGGCCTTTCTTTAACCATCTAAACAGGAGAAAATAAAATGGGTATCAATCTAGACAAGATGCGTGCAAAGCTTGACGCACTTCACAACAAGGGCAAGAAGGAGTCACCTTTCTGGCGCCCCGAGGATGGTGAGCAGACCATCCGAATCGTTCCAACCCCTGACGGCGATCCGTTCAAGGAGTTTTGGTTCCACTATAACCTGGGCAAGAACCCTGGTTTCCTAAGTCCGAAGCGCAACTTTGGCATTGACGACCCACTAAACGACTTTGTTCGTCAGCTTTTCCAGGCAGGTGACGAGGGCAGCATCAAGCAGGCTAAGGATCTCATGGCAAAGCAGCGTTTCTTTGCTCCTGTCCTCGTCCGAGGCGAGGAGGAGAAGGGTGTCCGCATCTGGGGCTTTGGAAAGCGCGCTTATGAGCAGCTTCTTCAGCTTGTTCTTAACCCAGAGTACGGCGACATTACCGATGTTGAGACGGGGACTGACCTCGTTATCACCTACGGAAAGCCGCCTGGGGCCCAGTTCCCACAGACCGGTATCACTCCCCGCCGTCGTTCAAGCCCTCTCTGCGATGATGCAGTTGGCGGCCCCGACCGATGCGCAGAGTTGCTCGACAACATTCCTAACTTCGATGAGCTTTTCCCACGGAAGACTCCACAGGAGATTCAGGTTATGCTTGATGAGTGGCTTGCTGGCGAGGATTCGGCAGGTGACGATGTTGTAAAGTACGACAGTAACAACACCACTTCAAGCGTTGACAGCGCTTTTAATGACTTGATGAGTGCATAAAAAGGAGAAATTCATTCATGTTCAGTAATCTATTTGGTCGCTTATGTGTTTCCACGATGGGAGCATTCCTGCTTCTTGGCTGCAACCCAGACAAGGACGACAGTGGCGACACCGGTTCAGAGACAACCACCACGGAGCCAACGGAGACCACGACTCCTCCAACAACTCCCCCCACCACGGTCCCCACAGGCACCACTGGTGAGACAGGTGACACTGGCAGCGCGGACACTGGCGCTTCTTCAGCCACCTAAGTCCTGAACCAACCGCAGGGGGGCATGGGTTACAGATGCCCCGCATTTTTTAGGAGGAACTATGACAGAAAACACAAATAACTTTAGCAACAGGAATGTTGCTTTTATCTCGGTTGCAGTCATCGCAATCTTTGCTGGCATCGCAAGCATGACATTTGTTGACACGGAGCCAACCGCAAACGAGGTTGCAAACACGGAGGCAGATGTTGCAAACGACATCGAGACGATCGAGGTTGTCGCAGAGCCAAATGTTGATGATGACACTTTTGGCGAGGCTAACAACATTATGACCGACAACCACGAGCATTGAGATAATGCCAAAGAGGACAAAGGCAAAGGCAGGTAAGCTTTCTATTGCTGACATGCGAAAGCTCGTCAACAAGAAGGCAGGCATAACAGTTGCCCATGATTTGGGTGGGTCAAACCCAACAGAAGTAAAAGAGTGGATCCCAACAGGGTCACGCTGGCTAAACTCCATCATTTGTCGTGGAAAGTATGCTGGCATTCCAGTTGGAAAGATTTCAGAGATCGCCGGTCTTTCAGCCTCTGGTAAGTCCTACATGGCAGCCCAGATCGCAGGCAACGCCCAGAAGATGGGCATTGATGTCGTCTATTTTGACTCGGAGTCAGCCATTGACCCTGAGTTCCTGGCAAATGCCGGATGTGATGTAGAAAACCTACTTTACATTCAGGCATCGTCAGTCGAGTTTGTTTTGGAAACAATTGAAGAACTACTAGCAGGAAACGAGAACCGAATGTTGTTTATTTGGGACTCTCTGGCTATGACGCCTTCTAACACCGACATTGAGGGCGATTTCAACCCGCTTTCAAGCATGGCTGTCAAGCCACGCATTTTGTCAAAGGGTTTCGCAAAACTGACCGTCCCTATTGCTAATTCACAGTCCACACTTCTTATTCTAAACCAGTTGAAGACGAACATTACCACAAACATTGCAGAAGCAAGGTTAGAGCCGTATTTCACCCCAGGTGGCAAGGCAGCCATTTATGCCTATTCCCTTCGCATCTGGCTAACTGCCCGCAGAGGCAAGTCAAGCTTTATTTACGATGACAAGGGTTTCCGGGTCGGCACCGAGGTAAAGGCGAAGATTAAGAAGTCCCGTTTCGGATCTGACGGTCGAGAATGCACATTCAAGATCGTTTGGGCCGGGGATGATGTTAAAATCCAAGACGAGGAATCGTGGCTTGAGGCTATCAAAAGCTCCAAGCATCTCACGAATGCCGGCGCTTGGTGGACTTTGCATTACGCAGATGGAAAAACCGAAAAGTTCCAGTCGGCTAACTGGTTGGAAAAGCTGAACAACGACACTTTCCGAGAAAGAGTTTTCCAACTCATGGAAGAAGAGGTCATTCTCCGCTTTGAAAAGAAGGAAGTCGACGCCAAGGAGTTTTACGACATAGACGGCGAAGAATCATAAAAGGTTCTGCTTGACTTTGGTGCCCCAACACACTACAATAAGAGTGTTGGGGCATTCTTGTATGAAGATCAAGGGACGCCATAGGCGCTATGTTGACCTGGCTCGTCGTCTTGCGGAGGGTTCTACCTACTCTCTTCACAGGCACGGCGCCATCTTGGTAAAGGGCGGAAGCGTCCTAAACTGGTCAGCAAACCAAAACAAGGTTCAGAGGTGGGCACAGCGTTTTCGGGCTCATGGCTGCGGACACGCAACTCACCACGCTGAACTTGGCGCCATTCTTGGCGTTGCGAGAGACAAGACCCGAGGTTCAGACATTTATGTTGTCAGGATCAGTAAAAAGGGTTCTCTTCTTCTTTCCAAGCCTTGTCCTATGTGCGAAGAGGTTCTTCGTCATGTCGGCGTCAAAAGGGTGTTCTACTCCGTTGACGACCAAACAATCGAATGTTATAAACTATAGACAGAACTTGGAGGGAAAGTGGAAAATAAGAAGAAGCGAGTGGTGGTTATTGACGCGCTCAACGCATTCATCCGAAACTACATTGTAAACGGGATGATCTCTACTAATGGCAACCCTGTTGGTGGTGCCGTTGGTTTTCTAAACTCTTTGAAGAAGATCATGCGAGAGTCAAGTCCAGACCAAGTTATTATTGCTTGGGATGGTGCTGGTGGCTCGCAGAAGCGTCGTCAGACCGTCAAGGAGTATAAGCAGGGCCGTAAGCCTCTCCGTAAGAACTACGAGGTTGAGGGCATGTCAGAGCAGTCCCAGAAGGAAAACATGGTTTGGCAGCAGCAGATCCTTATGGAGATGTTGAACGAAATGCCGATCATCCAGCTTGTCCTTGATAAGGTTGAGGCAGACGACATTATTGCCGCTGTCGTCCAGTCTCCCCGCTATAAGGGTTGGCAAAAGGTTATTGTGTCCTCCGATAAGGACTTCCTACAACTTCTTGACGGAGAGACTGTGCTTTACCGACCGATTCAAAAGAAGGCTTGGACGAAGAAGACTGTCATTGACGAGTATGGCATCTCTCCAGAGAACTTTGTCATTGCCCGTGCTATTGCCGGCGACAAGTCCGATAACCTCGTTGGCATCCAGGGCGCAGGTCTAAAGACCATTTCCAAGCGCCTCGCATTTCTTTGCGAAGACAAGATGCACACGCTTGCCGATGTAAGGCAGTTCTGCGAGGACACAAACGCAAAGGTCAAGTTTTATTCCAATGTTGTCGAAGGCTGGGACACAGTGGAGACTAATTACAAGGTCATGAACTTGACACCACCGAGCATTTCGGTGCAGGGTCGTCATAAGATCAATTATGCCCTCGAAAACTTCCAGTTTGAACTAAACGCTACTGGTCTTAAGAAGGCATCCGTCAGTCATGGCTTTGGCTCTTACAATTGGACGGAAATGCTTACGATGTTCCGTGGCATGATCGAGAAGAGTAAGCAAAGTGCTTGACAGACGACCCAAGGTGGGCTACATTAGAAAGACGGGGGACAGTGATTTGGAGAAGAAGCAGAAGCCGAGTTTCAGCAAGTTTGGCAAGGATTTT